GTACTTCCAGTCAGTCTTGTAGAAGTCATAACCTCTACGGAAGCCTGTGAATCCTAAGTTCAATGCCATCTCCTTGTCGTTATCAAACAAACCATAAGATGTACCGCCTCCTCCGTAAGAGTTTTGAGCTGCTAACATGTCGTCAATGTCAAAAGAGAACTGACGGTTAATGAACAATACATTCTCTTCGATAGCTCCTTGCTTGTCAAGTCTCTTGATGATCTCATCAAAGTCAGCCAATGCAGTTGGGTTACCACCACTGAATACGTTACCTCTGTTTCCAATAACATAGAACATACCCTCAGAACCTTTGTTTCCTACAGATGTAGTAGCAATAGCTCCAGAATTTGCTTCAGCAGGAACCGCCTCAATCATAGACATCTCTAAGTAATCCTCGAAACGTAAACGAGTTTCGTGCTCTGATTTAATGTACCACAAGAATCCTGTAGCTCCATTCTCAGTTGTAACCTCAACCCATCCAATTTGTGCCATGTCAGATCCAGTAACAGCGTACTTGTCTTTGATGATGATTGGGTTGTTAGAGAAGATAGAGTCAGAAGCCTCAACAGACTGTTCCATTCCTTCAGATCCTTTTCTAAACTCAGAACCATATACGAATGCACTTACAGTATCTGTAGCGGCAAATGTTTGACCTGCTGCAGCGTAGTAAGCAACATCAAATGTATTAGCAACTGCAGAAACTGCTGTGATAATACCTTTGTTAGATTTAGAAGATGCGTTATCTGATAACAATACTGTTTGACCAACCTTGAAAGCAATTCTAGCGGTACCAGAAAGGTTAGAAGATGGAATCAATGTGTCAGAAACTGTAATTACAGCAGTGTCTGCTCCAGCTGCTGCTGCAGATGCACAGTTAACGTATTTAGTGTGTAGACGACCTTGTTCAGCCCATTTGATAAGGTCTGATGTAGAAGGCATCTCTGCTCCAACAGCTCTTAAGAAAGATGCTACTGAGCGATTTCCATAACGCTCGAATTCTTTTTCGTACGTGTCTGGAAGGTACTGATTCAAAAAGTTGAAGTCAGTGATGTAATTTGTCGCAAGAGTTTGTCTCGTTGCGCTTGGCTGTAATGCGAACCCTGGGGTACTTGCTACTTGTGCTGGCATGTTTTTGTGTTTTAATTGTTTCTATTACTTTTTATTTTTAGTCCTCTTCCACTTCCGCTGTCGCTAGCTACAACTTTAAATCCTGACTGGCTGATTGACTGTGGAGTACTCCTGGTATCCATGTCAATATTCTTAATTTTTCTTGCATTATCTAATAACGCCTCAGCCTTGCCTTGTTCGTAAAAGAACGCGGCCATTTTCTCTGGATTCATAGCAGCTGCTAATGAACGGTGGTAACCAACATGATCAGATATCATTCCATTTGAATCTATATACTTAGATATAAAGTTTGAAACATCTGATTGAATTTTCTTAGTCTCTTTAACATCTCCAGGTGAAAACTTAACTGTCTTATCTCCTATAACGAAATCAAAACCTTTGAAATCGTCAGAGAAAAGTTCCTCAGTCTTCTTTTGAAAATACTCAGATTTTCTGTGATTCTCTTCTTGTTGACTCTGCGAATCTTGAACATATTTCTTGTAAGCATTGTAAGTCTCCTTCTCATCTTCAGAGGCAAGACCTCCAGCTGACTCAACTGGTATCCTATAAGCCTCCTTTGAATCGTCAAAGTACTTCTTAGCTTTGGCAAGCTCTTTCTTCTTAGCAAGTTCTTTCTTCTTAATATCCTTTGGATCATCTAGGTCCTCGTCGTACGAGAACTTATCCTCAATCATATAAGCGATATCCTCTGCGTCTAGATCTTCATCTGTCTGAGAGTAGTACTCTGCCAATAATGAGTCTGAATCCATTGAACTGTAGTCCCTGTTTAACTTAACAAAGTCTTCAATTCCACGTCCAGTCTCTTTCTTATATTTAAAGTAGGCAGATACGTCACCTGGTAACTCCTCTGCTTCCTCTCTCTTTTGAAGTAACTCATCAATTGACAAGACCTCTTTATTATATCTATTTTTAATGTACGAAAGTACATCCTCATCCTTTAGTTCATTGCTTGCAACCTGTTCAGGTACAATAGACACCTCGTCCTGCTTAGCATCATGATTGAACTTCTCCTCGTGCTGATCTAACAGCTGTTGCTCTACCTCTTGAATAGACTTTTGCTCAGAGATGCCTGCATCCCTAACTGTGAAATTTTCCATTTGATTTGATTTATATTAACAATTCCATTTATCCAACGCTAACTTCTTTCTTGTTGGATCACCGTTCGGCTTCTTCATTGGCCCTGGCATTCCAGACATTCTAGCGCAGAATGATTTTCTTCTATTTGCGTCCTTACTACCAGCCTTTAACTCCGACGGCTTCTTAGTCACAGCTGTCTGTAACTTAGACCCTGGGTTCTCTCTCCTATAAGAGGCTACTCCTTTTTCGTTTAATCCTCCAGTCTTAGATTTACCCTCTTTTCTTGTCCAGGCTGCTGTCTTCATTAGTTATATACTCTTATTTCTATTTGGCAATCAAACCCATCAACATTTTGTGCTAAAACTGGGTCGTATTGCCATAATATAGCTTCCTCTATAGTTCCAGATGCGTCAAAAATCATATTATTACTTCCATTGTGTCCACCAACAAATCCTATTGTATTAGATGCAGAAAATAGTATATTTGAGGCAAGATAATCTCCAATACCTGTCCTTGTCCATATAACTTCTCCTATTGTATTTTCTAAAACTGTGGCTACTGGAGTACCTGAGCCGTAGCTTAATTGAGTCCCATTAGTCCAACTATTTGGAGTTGTTCCAGTGGCATCAAAACTATCTCCGTCAAATTCTCCATTAACCGTAACAAGAGGACCTCCTACATTTGAAAAATCATCGCCAGCATAAGAAGAAGCAAAAGTATAAGATGTTCCTATATCTAAAATGCTATTATTATAAAGAATAGTTTCAGTACCATCGCCACTCTGTGTCAATAAGGCTGTATAAACTTTATATCCTCTAATATCATCAATAGTATACGGCTGAGTCTCTGAATTTAAAACTGCCGACTTTTTTTCTTTAAGATTAACTGATTCTGAAAATCCTATAAATCTTGTTCCACTAGGTATCATACGTATATATATTTTTTTGCAAAGTTAGTGATTATCTTGGTTCGAATTCAGACAGATCAAATCCATCTAGGCTGTCCTCATTTGACTCAAAGTTTACTGGAGGAAGGTTATTCTTACGCTGATCAATCAACTTAGATTGCTGTGTGTTCTGTATGCTTATCCTCTTATCCTTAGCAGTCTCTTTGAGAGTCTCTTTCTGATTCATCTGTTCAGTTTCCACTCCCTTTAGCTGCATCTGAAGGTCAAACTCCATACGCATTAACTCCATCTTAAGTTGAGCCTCTTGTTTTAACTTCTCAATATCAAAGCCAACCTCTGCCTGCTTGATCTGCATCTTAGACTGAGTCTCTGCCTGTATAGCCTGCAACGCACTCTGGGCTGCCGCCTGTTGAGACTGCTGTTGAATCTGCCCCTGCATCTCTTGCTGCTGCTGCTGATTCTTTTGTATGGTGTCTTCTTTTCTTTTTCTTTGAAGCTTTAGGTATTGATTTGCTAACTTAAGATTTCTCATCTCCCTGATATCAATCGCGTCCTCAAGATTTATCGAGTCCCTAGACAGCGCCATCTGTATGTTAGCCTCTAGTTTAGCCTTCTCCTCCTCGTCTGGAGTGACCTCTATAAATATACCGAAGTCATATATATATAGATCCTTTATGTCTTCAAGTATACTAACGTTGTACTTACCTATCTGTAGTATAAACTCTTCCTTAAAGTCTGAGTACTCAAGTATGTCAGCAACCCTATATGATATAGCCTCTGATACAGATTTAGTTATGTATAGACTAGACTCTAGTATGTGTCTTGTGGCTGTGTTTGAGTTTAGTGCCGCAAGCTTCTGCACACCTACCAATGAGTTTGGATCTGGCATCGATCCATCTCTAGCCTCATTAAGACCTGTTACATCTCTAATCATACCTAGGTAATGATTATAACTACTAACAAGGCTGGCTATTTTAGCTTGTCCACTACTAGAACTAAGTTCCTGTATCGGAACCCTTGCATTATTAAACTCTCCATCACCAGTATAACTCCTTCCGATTACACTACCAGTCTGAAAGTATAGCCTAAGGGCATCCTCTGGGGTGTATGCGGATCCTGTTCCAAGGTCAACCTCGTTAATACCGTCGGCATCAATAAATACACCGTCTGGAACAACCTTAGATATAACCTGTTGAAGCTTTAAGTGGACAACCTGTATCAGGTCAGCAAACGGAATCATTCTCTTTACGAGAGACTCTATCGCTCCCTTGTACATCCTTGGAGCTACAGCTATGTAGTTAGGTATAGCGTACTGAGACGCCGACTTTGGTCTAACCATGTTTCGAGATAACTCCCACTTAAGCATGATGTTTGTTCCCATTACCATCACTCCGTCGTACCACACATCTATTGTCTTCTCTATCTTCTCGAAGTTACCCTCATCCATCATCTCCTGTGGAGGATTGAACGTGTCTTCCTTGTCAATTATTTTGAAGTTTCCGTTATCAAGGTTCTTCTTCTTGTAGACTATCTTCTTTGTAGTCTTATAGTTAAAGTATAACAACGTGGCAGTGTCATTACTGAACAGGCTGTTGCTATAGAACTGAGAAGAGTTGTAGTAGTTGTACCACGACTGACTGTACTTAGAG